CAAAATATTTGCGGGTGTCTGTAAGGTACAATTGAAAACCATTTCTGGCTTGGATAATATTTAATCGTCTCATAAAACCTCCGTGTAAAAAATGGCAGGGCAGTAGGGAATTGAACCCCAAATGCCGGAATCAAAATCCGGTGTGTTGCCTGGTTACACCACTGCCCCTTTGTTCCAAGCAATACTCAATCAGAATCTTTGTGTCCAGGTCGCAATTTTTCCAGGCTGTCTTTGTCATTACATCCACTGCATACAAGATAGCCAAGCAAAAAACCACACACCAGAACCACGATGTCAAAGGCAAAATACAGCTCGCATTTCATCGTCCAGTTCGTTTCCTAAAATCTTTGTATTGTTGAAGCTTCTTGGCAATCGTCGAAATGGTCTTGGTGATGATGACAGATTCCATTTGAAATGGATCGTACATTTCAACCAACATGCCAGCTGCTTCCTTGGTCACTTCAAAATGCGGGTCCCAGCCCACCACTTCTTTCCATCCATCATTTGCCATAATCTTTTCTTTTTGCAAGGCATCATAAAAGAATTTCAAAGCTAGTGCCTGAATATTGTCTTTGTTGCGCTGTCTGCCAAGTTCATAAAAGGTGAAAAAGAAATATGCTCCATCCATGGGCTGTAGTTTGGCTAACCGAAGATGCAGTTGGATTTTATTCTCCATGCTGTTCTTGAGTGATTGAGCATCAGACCCGCGCTGATGTCTTTGGCTTGGTGTGTAGGTGGAACCAGCCATTCGTAACCACTCATTCTGGCTCGGGAACAACATAGGGATGAACACCTTCTGCATTGCCACATGACTCGCCACAAACTTTTCTTTGCTGACTCGTGTATGGTCTTTGATTTTCAACAGATTCGTGTCCAAAGTTTATAGGTTTCCTCTTGTCCCATCACTGAAAACCATGGCCAACCAAACACGAGGCGTTCGTGGTTTTTCCCATACAGCCTCGGCCCGCAATAGATGTCAATCTTCATTTGAAAATCAGGGTTGAATGTCACAAGCAGCTGAAGGTTTTTTATCTCTCTTTGTGGAATATGATCTATCAATTTTTCGTGGACCCCTTCAGCCTTGATAATGATCCGACTCAATTGATCGAACTTTTCTTGTGTCTCAACCTCTTGTTGAAACGTATCACTCATTGGCCATTTCTTTGGCCGTTTCTTCCAAGGCTTCCTCAACCATGCGCTTGACTGGGCCTTCTAAATTCTTTTCAAGATGGCTGAGACTTTCAGGCGGTGGTGGTTCCGTTGGTGGTTCGTCAAGATTCGGAACAGGTGGTGGCACCACTTCCAACTTTGGTGGTTCAAGAGGTGGTTCGTTGCTGCCTTGGTTGTCCGGCTTCATTTCCTTCCCTGGATCAACACCAACAACTTTCTTGCCCTGGTCAAATGGAAACCCTTTAAATTCGTAAGGCAAAAACCAACGGACAATCAGCATCAATTGTGGGCCTGTTCCATCAAATCGCCAAGTCATTCTATTTCGCCACATCACTCGCTGCAGATTGCCCCACAGTGGGGTGTTGGTATCCACAAAAACAATGTGAATGTCGATGGCCTTCAAAACAGCATCGTAGGAAATGTTTAAGTTGTTGGGATGAAGATCCCGCCTGGAAATTGGTTCAAGGGTTTGCAGCAATAGTGTCCCTAGTTCAGTCGATAAATAGGACTTAGCCTCGGCTGCATCCCTGGAACTGATCGGTGGTGGTTTTTGTGGTTGAGCAGCTGGACTTCCTTCCTTGGGTTTCGGGATCTCGCCTAATTTCTCCATGAGTGTTTGGCCTTTCTGTTTGGTGATGGGGTCTTTTTTTGTCCTAGGGTTTCTACGAAGTTTTCGGTTTCCCCTTGTCCCGATCAACTTCTTTGTTTTTTTGATTTTCTTCATTTTGGGCTATGGTTCCCCTTTTACTGGCCTAAAAAGTGGCCGTAATGCCCCCAAGAATCGTTTTTTATCTGAATCATGGCCCATGGCATAGACCAAGGTGAGTTATGCACGCCCCTTGAGGATTCTGTGTAAATCTCGACCAGCGGAAATTGACTGACTGGGTTCCTTGCATAGCCTCCCTTCCGATTCTCTAGGGTCTTTCGCTTAGGTTGGAAATAACCCCCCAAAAATCCGGGCTGGATTTGGTGCTTCGTTGCCATACTTGATTCTGATTTCTTCATCCATGCTCGGGTCCAATCCTGCTGCCTTCACTTTCTCTGGATCAAAATGTTCCCCTGTTTTGATTTGCCTTGAGACTTCATTGGCTGCACGGTTGGCAAGCATCCTCTCCTCGGGTGTGAAATTGATCTGCCTGGAATGGCCAATCTCTTTTTCTCGTTTATCCTTTTCCTGGAGTTGCCGCATTTCAAATGCGGCCGTAATTGAATCACCAAAGGTTGTTTGGAACGGAAGCTTTCCAGGTGTCCCTCGGCCACAAAATAAACAGGCTGCAGTAAAATCTTTCGTGTGCTTGTGCTTGAATTCATCCCAAAATAAAAGGCCCTGATATTTATTTACCTTTACATTCAGGGCTTTGCACATCATGTCGAAGCTGTCGTCGAATTCTTTCTTGTTCATCCATAACCACCTTCCGTGTTGGTTTTCTTGGTCAAGTCACTTCGGCACCACGATTGCCAGAAGGCATTCCAATCAATGTTTTTGAAATGCTTGTTCTGGTCTTTGATCTTCATGTCTTCCCAGACTCGTTCCGGATCCTCAATCCCTTGCTTGATGGCATACTGCCTTCTTCCCTCTGTCAGTTCGAAGTCTTTGGGCCATCGAGTTTTTCGAGTTAGCGGGGGGTCTTCTTCTTCTTTTGAATTTGAATTTGGATTTGGATTTGGATTTAAGATTTGGATACATTGATTTGCTACCGTTTTGCTATCATCTTTGCTAGGGTCTTTGCTACCTGTTTTGCTAGCAATATTTCTAGCTTTTGCTTCACCACCTAACTTCCCAGAATCACTACGAATTTTGCCAATTTTTGAAACATACTTCCTTGTATTCTCCATTCTTTCATTCTGAAAATACAACTCACCTTTGATGCGGAATGAACGAAATTTGCTAGCCACTTCTTGGCGATTTGCTAGCGACATTCCATTCATTCTCAAATCAAAATGTTTTTCTTGAAGTGCTCCCAAATCCCACTGGTCTAGCAAAAGCCTCAAGTATGCTCCGGTCTGAGCATTATCGAAAAATCTTGTGCCAGTCAAAAAGTCTTGATAGTAGAAAGGGAAGAACGGAGGTTTGGCCATCCCTGGTTTTCCTTCTTGGTTTAGGTGGGCCTTTTTTTACCAATTGCCAAGGCCACTGTAAACCCCCAAAATATGTTTCTGTATCTGTAGTTTTCCCTAGATTTTGTGGGTTGCTTTTGATCCCAAAATATGATTCAGAGAATTCATGGGCAAGGTTTTCGTTCTAGCAAAAAATTACTTTGTGGTCAAAGAATCAGCTGGGGTGCAGGGTCCTCATATCATGTAATCGCACTTGAGGAAGGGTGTACACTGGCCGACCTGGTTGCAGCTCTTGGATGTCATTGGCATCCAGTACCTCTTGTCCATAAGCCCAGCCACGGAAGACCACGATAGGCAATTGAAAGCAAGTCACAAAAACATAAATATCGCCAGGGTAATCTTTCCCCCTATCCTTGAAGTGGTAAAGCAACCGACCATTTGGCCAATAGGTTGACCGCACTTGATACCCACCAACATCAGATCGGGAATCTTGGTAGTCTAGGTTGTGCCATTCAAGGCCAGTTCGAATTTGGAAAGCACATTCCGAAACCCCACCAATGGCATCGTTCATATAAATTTCAGTTTCATATCCCTTTTGATCGGCAAAGTTTTTCTTGTGCATGATGCCACTGCATCGGCGCAAGGTTCCCACATACAGCCCTCGCCAAAGTTGTTGTTCGGTCAACTCCATGCTGATGGAATTCTATTTGCACTTGTCACCCTTCATCGGTTTCATTCCTTTGGCTTCAAGCCTTTAATCTTATAGGCCATATTTTCATCGAACAGCTTTGCGATGATTTCTTCTTTCTTGTGGTCAATCGGAGGCGGTAAGAACTTCCAACCCACCATCAGGCCCGATACAAAGATTGCTATCACCAGAAAAATAAGATCCACGATGTCTATGTTG